TTACCCTTTTTGAACTCAGTCATCACTTTCGAGATCTTCTTTTCCGCCTTCTTCATCGCCCATCTCCCAAGAGGCGCAAGACTTGTCCGGCGCACACATAAAGTTCCACTGATGACAGTAACCAACACCTTCTGGCAGGCAATCTTGCATGTCCATGTCGAAGTATTCGCAATTACCGCAACGTCTTTCCTTGGCCTGACTCGCAGAGATACGCCACTTTGCGCCCAAGTCTCTCCAGAACTGCGTATCACCCTCTCGTTCAGGGCCATACATTGCCTTCTCTTTTGCGATTGCCTTGTTCTCTTCGTTCAAAGCCTCGTCTTGCGTTGGAAGCGGACAACTCTCGTCATCTTCCTCGTCGTTTTGTTTAACAACGATCATGACTTTAGGGGAAAGCAAACCTTTCATTTCTTTTCCTTGGGTTGTAAAGGAATGCCTACTTTCCGGTCATACCTAATGGGTACAGGAGGAACTTTCATTCTGTAGGGAGACGGTAATGCTTTGCTATCCCTGGTTCGTTTTTCCACAGCCATGCCGCTGCCTCCTTGATGTTCTTGGAGTCGTCCTTACCCACACTTTGACTACCTGCGTGATGAACGTAACTCCTTGAAACAAAATGCTTAAAGTCACATACCGTAAGTGTATGACAAAAGACGTTATCTGAAAACCAGTTGATGGGAGGAAACCTGACTGCCTGGAAGGCTTCCTTGGTTACGTAAGCAAAGATTGGCGCAATAACACCCGTTTCTTTGATTGTCTGTTCTTCAGCCCACTTTAACCCGTGTCTTGCGCCACCCTCGAACCGGATGTTCTGGGCCTCTAAGATGTAATCCGACCTCGCTCCCAAAACCCCGATCTTATGTCCCGCCTTCTGTAGATGCTCGGCATCCTCAAGAATGAGTCTATAAGAGTCTGGAGTTAGACAGATGTCGTCGTTGGCAATGATGACTGCATCGTGTGAGCTAAATGCGTCATCCATGATCCGGTTGTAGGCATCACCAAAATTACCCGCCGAGTTGAGTACCCACTTGTAAATTCGTTCGTCCATTGTCTCGGCCCGACTCGACAAATAAATAGGCGCTTCTTTGGCGTATGTTTTGATGCTTGACAACGTGATTTCAAGACTTGGACTCCCTACCGTACAAATCAAAATCGGAACTTTTTTCATACTCCGCCATCCTATGGTGGGCTACCACCTGAAAGTATTTGTTATCCATGAGGTTTTCTGTACACACGTTGACCTCTAACCCGTGTTTGTCTGCAATGATCGGGAATGACAGCTGATCCTGGAGCGTCCACTTCATCATCTCAATCCACCAATCTTGGTTAGCCTGGGGATTGATGTAGCTCCGCTTCCAACACAGAACCCCGCCTGCAATCAGACCTGAGTCCTCCGGCCACCCCTGATCCCGATAGTGCTCGACCTGAGCCAAGATAGGTTGGTCTTGATACTTGACCATGTCCCAACACTCTCCGGCCTCCTGGTAGATGCAAGTCCGCCAGGGGTGATGAAATGCTGCCATCGTATCTCCGGCCTGCTCGATCATGTAAGCCACAAACTCTTGGCTCGTGATCCTTATCGACCCGTCTATCCAGATTACATAGTCCTCAGCAAACTCTAGCTTATCTGGGAAAACCTTGAACCACTTGGCATCCATACGAGGATCTGAGAAACGCCTGCTTGTGATGACTTGCTGCCATCCTTGAGGCTTCTTAGCACTGTCTAGGATCGCGTAGAAGGCCGTGGGAACGCTTTGCCTGACCGCATAGTGCAACGGGTCATAGTTGCCAAAGATCGCCGTGTAGACCGCCGCTTTCATACAAAAAAACGCCCAACATCGCGTCGGGCAAAGGAGGGGAAGGAGCCAACTTTCATTTTAACCCATACCTTATTTCTTTGAGAATCTCTTCTGCTTGCAGTCTCAGGTCTATGGCTTTCCTGTGTAGCTCTACAGACAGATTGACGATTGCTAAGGCTCGTTGCTCTAGCGCACTTGTTGACTGCGCCTGCTCGATAATGTCTTGTGCTGCGCTCATAGCTGCTGCTTCGTTTAGATTCATGCGACCCTCAGATTAAACGGATTATTAAAGAAACTAACGCCCACACCTTCCTCTTCTTGCTTGGTTTTTGCTAAGACAGGCTTGAACTTCTTCTTCGGCCTGGATACCTTCTTGGCCTCGTATTCGTCCTTTACCCACTCCCAAACACGTTCCTTGGTAAACGGGTCTATCCTAAACGATGTCTTTATACAACCTTTTTTGAGCAGAGCGTTTAGGGAATTCACAGTTGTCTGCTTGTCAATCTTTGTCTGTAGTCTCACTGACTTTAGGTCAGCAGGTGTCTTACGCTTTTTCAGGTAAGTAAGAATCTTCTTTTGCTCGTCAGTCATCCTATCCTCGCTATCTCTCTTTCCAAGTACCAAATAGCCTTCTTGAGATCTTCAACATTTTTACCCTTTAAGCTCGATCTCCAAACGTATTTCGTAGCATTACCAAGGTTGAAGTTCATATGCTCCGTAATTTCTATGCACTCTACTCCCGATGGGTGAGACGTGTAGTGCTTAGGATGGTTCACGTTATCTTGACCTTCCCATTCATCGACAGCACAGCAATGCCCGCACCTTGGGCACTCAAAAGAATCTTTCATATTGTGATCGCCACTCATGCCATTCCCTTTATAAGTAGTTCCTTGATTTCGCCTTGCACCTTCGGAAGCGGAGCCCAAGCTAGAGCCCAATCAGCCCAAGCCCCGATTACGCACACACCGCTAGGGTTCAAAAGAAGCATCTTGACACCTCGTGGTGGCGATTGATCGGCTGGCCGTCTCCACACAGCCTCGCCTGCAAGATAGGTTTTCAACTGTTCTTCTCCTTTAGCTTGTTTCTTTCAGTCGTAGCCCTGTTACGATATTTACCACTTGTTCTTCTCCTTTAGCTTGGCTTCGATGTATGCCGAAAAGTTTTCGCACCACCGTACAGGCTCACGATCCCAACTTAATTGTTTGACCACCTCTGTAAAATTAAAAGCATCGTGAATGTCCTCATCCGTCAGCCCAACCCATTCACGCTTTGGTGGCGCGGTGTAAAGCGGCTGGCGTTCCAGATCTTGCGCAAATCGCCTAAGCCGCTCTCCAAAGCCGTCGTCGAGGTTCTGTACATCCCATCCGGCCTGGTTCGCTATGCGAATGATGTCTTCGTCACTCATACCTAACCCCCAGCGCCATCTGCATAGCTTCTCTGCTCATGTGTTTTTCTCCTTCAAGGCCTGTTCTACAGCTCGGGCAAACTCATATTCGCCATCAATTACATATTCTCCTGTCCCGATATATTTCATCACAACACCATCGATCTCGGCTAACTCCTCATCCGTCAGCCCAACCCATTGCTTTGGTGCAACGTAAAGCCTGTCTCCTAGCTTTATGTCTTTAGCGTTGTCCCATGCGACCTTTGGCCTACCCGTTTTCTCGAACAAATAAACATGCGCTACATGACCGTCGTCTGTCGGTGTCTTTGCTGTTTTGTTTTCGCTCATGCCATATCCCCTCTATAAAGCTGCCAAGCATCGCTAAGTTCTTCTCTAGCAATCCTTACCCTAAGCCTCATGTGGTCAAGATCGTCTAGAAGAATCCTTAGCTCGTTGGGATGCACCATCACATACGTTGTTTCGTCTGCTAGCTTTCTTAGTAGTGCGTAGGCTTTCTCTTTGTCTGTCATTTGTCTGTTTTCCTGCTAAATAGTTCAGGCTTGTAAACCCGCACACTTGAGTTATGCAGGTAAACCGCGCGGATCATGTCGTCAACGACAGCCCAACAAAAATCAACGATCTGACCGTTCGACACATAACTGTAGCCGTCAACGAGGTGTGATCCATACCGCTTGCATTTGTCCTGACGCAAAGTAAGTACGATCTCACCGCCTCCCTCATTGCTTGCAGACCAAGTTTGTGCTGATACAGAAAAAGACATGGCAAGCAAAACACCAAATAAAAGTTTTTTCATGCTGCCCTCAACTTTTCAGAGATCCTTGCCTTCCAAGAGTTCCAATCCTCTCCTGGTCTAGCAGGACAATTTACTTTCGCTGCCATCTCAGCAGTACCTTTTTCTGTCGCCCACCACACAACAACCTTCTCTTGTGTAGGTGCAATCTCTAGTTCATCTTCCCATCTTCCTTGGTTCAACCAGGTAGCAGGATGCGGGATGAACTCATGTCCCGTACCCTTAACTTGGTAATACTTGTTGTGCGTCACCAGAGCCTCTACGGCAGACTTTTGCTCTTGTGGTGATAGTTTGGCCCATGCTTTTTGTGCAGCACGTTTAGCGACCTTTCTTGGGTATTTGCTCCAAAACTCCTCGAACATTGCTTTCTCCTTTTGTTAGGAAATCTCAATGTAAACCTTATTTTTGTTGTTGACTGTCGTCTTGTTGACAATCTCTACATATTCTTTATTTCTGGACATAACTTCCCCAAGGGTGGTAGCACTCACCTTACCCAACAGGGGTCGCTTCTGGATGTTCCCTGCCTAGTACAGCCTAAGCCAGCGATTCTCTCCACCTCTTGCTTGTCCCACCCATGTACAAGAGGCTTAGTCCAGTACCTCACTGACAGTCTGGATCGGCATGAACGGGGTGTATCGCCAGCCGGTGTTTACTTCCGCGCAACCCATGCAGGTTCTTAATAACGCTCGGAGTACGGTCTGGTAGAAAAAGAAAAAGCCGTTAAGGATGTACCCTGGTGGAAGACCCCTCAGGAGCAAGGGGCAGGGCACATTCCTAACGGCTTACATCTGCTTCCACACAGACAAGCCAATCCTATCACATCTCCATAACCTTGCAAGTCCACCCTTCTTTCAACTTACCCCAACCGTGTATCTCTATCTTCCAGCCTGCCCTCAAGATAGCCGGTAAGTGCTCACACTCTGCAATCTTCTTTACCCTGGCTGACACGTTACCTCTTGAGGTCGTCTGTACTAAGAGCGTTTCTTCGTCCTTGAGACAAAGGATGTCGCCTATGCCAAATAAGTCCTGGCGTATACGAGCCCACGGGTTCCAGTGCTCGACGATCTGGCATAAGTAACCTCGCTCTCTCAGCGCAGCTAAAGATCGTTGAGTAGGACTTACCGACGAACGGCGTTTCTTTTTGGTATCAGCGGCAGAGATTGTCGTCACGATGACAGTCTTATGTGATTGATAAGCCTAAGATTACTCCATCGAAACAAGGAGCCAACATGAAGATCGTACTTACACAAGAGCAGTTAGAAAAAATCCTCAAGGAATATTTTGACAACGACTACAACATCAAGATTAACGAGATTGTATTTGCAGCTAACGTAGAACAGTTCTGCACCATCTACACAAGGGAACTCCAATGAGCGTTGACTACGACTGGTGGCTAGACAGAGAACTTTACAGATACGACAAAGAGAGGGAACAAGATGACTATCAACAACAGTTGGAACAACAGGAATACGAACTTGACCAAGTACAAGATAACGAGGAGTGACTGGGCACTATGCGCGCTATTGGGGATTTGCTACGGAACACTGCTCTACCTGTTCATCAAATAAAGGAGCCAAACATGAATGTCTACAACTTAATCGCAAAAGTATCGGCTGACCTTTGCCAGCATGGAATCTCTAAAGACCGCAAGAATGCTCAACAATCCTACAACTTCCGCGGGATTGATGACGTTTACAACGCGTTAGCTCCGATCATTTCTAAACACGGTCTGGTTATCCTGCCTAGAGTTATGCGCCGAGAAGTGTCTGAGCGCATGGGCAAAAGCGGATCGTCACTTTTTTATGTCGTGGTCGAGGCTGAGTTTGATTTCGTTTCATCGCATGACGGAACTAAACACACAGTTAAGACATTTGGTGAAGCAATGGATTCTGGCGATAAAGCGACTAACAAAGCTATGTCAGCGGCTTACAAGTATGCGGCCTTTCAAGCCTTTTGCATACCAACTGAAGGAGATAACGATGCTGACGCAACGACTCATGAGGTAAAAGCAAATTCGGAAAAGAAACCATCTATAGACGACCACATAAAAACGCTCTCAAAGGCCAAAACAGTAGACGAGTTAAAAGCGGCATGGACTACAAGCTACAAAGAGTTCAAGAGTGATCCGCAAGCTATCAATCAGTTAGACGCAGCCAAAGAACAACGCAAGAAAGAACTCACGGAAATCAAATGAAAAATACAGGAGGGCCGGCCTTTCCAATCAAAGGCCCAGTAATGACCAGCGATGAGCAAGGCATGACTTTGCGCGATTACTTTGCAACGAAAGCAATGCAAGTATTAGTGAATGAAAATTATTTTGATGTCACCGCGAAATTGGCTTACAAGATGGCAGACGCTATGCTTGAAGAAAGAGAAAAATGAGTCAGATTCTTGATGCCGCTAAACAATCAGGGGTTCTCATCTCACACCGAGATGAGTTCCTGAAGTCGGTGGAGAAGTTTGGCCGGTTGATGCTAAACAAGTCTAAACCGCTAACGCCAACACAAACGGCTTACTTGGCAGCACTCGATGACTGGATGTCACTCAACGATCTTGCAAACAAGTTTGGTTGCACTCCACAGAATGCGCTCAAGATGATTCGCGCACTAGAGGCTCGCAAGTTGGTAACTAAAGAAAAACTCTACAGGCAAGCCTGGGCTTACTACTACAAAAGAAAATGAACCTAACAACATTTGAAGAAGGACTGCTGGACTCGATACAGACCGAGCGTTGCAAGAAACTACTCTGGTCTGTCATCCAACTGGCAGTCGATGATGCTTGCAAAGCACCCTACAAAACCCGCCCGCAAGATGACACGATCACAGCCATGCGGTTTCTATTCGGAGACCTCCACGAGTCAGGGCTCGACAACTATCTGATGTGGCTTGACGTTGACAGTAAACAATTCAAGAGGCGCATGGTCGAGGCTATGTTCTCGGATCGTCACGATAAGTTTACTGACTTTGAGAGACGAGCCTTTCGAGCAAACTACAACTGGTATCTGAGAAATGAGATCAATCCTAACAACTGAGAATGACCGTAGGAGGGTCATAGAGGCCATAGAAGCCACTGAACTAGGCTACATGGTAACTATCTCCAAACCTCCTCGTACAGCGGCTCAGAATCGGTTCTATTGGTCGATCCTGACAGCTTGCGCGGAACAGTTAATGGGCCAGCAGTACACCCAGGACATCTGGCACGAGTGGGCTAAGACGAGGTTTTTACCATCAAGGGTCGTTGAACTCCCTGGCGGTCAGGTAAAAGAGATCGAGCCTTCCACTGCATCGCTTACGGTATCTGAGTTCTCAGACATGGTGGAGCAACTCTTACAGTACGCGCTAGAGAAGGGCTTGGTCTGGACGGATGAGATGAAAGACGCTGAACTTGATCTAAGGAAGATAAATGTACACAAACAAAAAACTACTTGAAGCCTGTAGATATATCCCCTGCGGGTCATGCTTTGCAGAGGATGGGACTGTAGTCGCTGCTCACCGAAACCAAGTTAAAGGCATGGGCATCAAGGTATCTGATGCTTTAGTAGCATCCCTATGCTTTCGTTGTCATACATACTTGGATCAGGGGAAAGACATGTCTCGCGAGGAACGTCGAGACTTCTGGAACCAAGCGTACATAAACACGATGCAAACAATGATCGAACGAGGATGGTTAAAGGTGCAAAATGGAACAAAGATCTGACGATTGGTACAAGGCGAGGTTAGGCCACCTAACCGCTTCACGGGCCTCAGACGCGCTTGCAAAGGCAGGAACGGCTACACGCAGGAACTACCAGATTCAACTCGTTACAGAGCGTTTGACGGGCCTGCAAAGCGATTCTTATACAAATACTTATATGCAATGGGGTACAGAGCAAGAACCTGTAGCCAGAGCAGCCTACGAGGTTCACACAGGGCATTTCGTCGAGCAGACAGGGTTTCATACCCACAAGTCGATTAAGTGGCTTGGAGCGTCTCCTGACGGGTTTGCAGGCTCAGGATTGATTGAAATCAAGTGCCCTAACTCAAACACTCATGTCGACTATCTTTTATCTAAGGAGGTTCCCACTAAATACAAACCACAAATGCTTACTCAAATGCTCGTGACAGGTAGGACTTGGTGCGACTTTGTGTCGTTCGACCCAAGACTTCCTGAACATCTACAACTTTTCATCGTACGTTACGAGCCAAAACCGGAAGAGCTAACCAAGATCGAGAATGATCTGGTTGCCTTTCTCAACGAAGTTACTCAAATGGAAGAAAAGCTATGCCAAAAGAACTAACAGGAAGTATCAGCAAGAACAAGAAGAAAGAGAAGGATGTGCACCCAGACTACCGAGGTTCAGCAATGATAAACAATGTCGAATACTGGATCTCTGGCTGGATCAACGAGGGTTCTGACGGAAAGTATCTGGGGCTAAAGTTCCAGCAGAAAGACGGGGAAGCTAGACCCGCTAAGACTAACAATGACGAGGATGTGCCATTCTAATGTTAAGCGTACACCACCAAACCATGCTAAAAAAGGCGTTTGCTAAAAGACCAGCAAACATTTCTGATGACTCTCCGGTGTTAGAGAGGATCATTCATATCATCAAGTCTGAGGCTCCGGAAGCATTCTGGAAGCCTACAGAGTTAGACAAAAGGAGGTTTTTCAATGCACCGAGGCCTGGGACTCCTCACGCTGATGCAGTCTATCCGTTCCCGAAAGGCCTACTATGAGTTGGCAAGACTTAATCAAGACTCAGACGAGGAAAGAACGCTTCAGGCTTGTCGAGGAGATCTGGAGAGAACACGGCTGGATTCCACCGTCAACCGAGTGCCCAGACACAATGGCAAAGCACAAAGCGTTTAAGGAGTGGTCGATCCGTGGCCTCGTGGATCAACCTTATCAAGAAAGTTAAATCGTCCAACATAGAGGAGATAGCGGCAGCGTATGAAAAAGCGTTGCCGTTTGTCGTTCAGGACTGGGCGAAGATGATCTTGAAGCTACCCAAGAGCAAACGATTACCAATCATTGAGAAGATTGACAGAATACACGGAGCGAAGATAGGCCAAATGGTGCGAGACGAAGTTACCGCGCAACACCGCGGCTCTTCTCAAAACTCCTCATGCCAGCAATCCCAAGCATCCCGCTCAAAATAACCCATAGAGCGTCGGTATCCAGCATGGGAGGTGGCTTTACCTCCTGCGGAACAATCTGTTCTGCCTGCATCCAAGTCCACGCCCATACCAAAAGCGGGTAAGCAAGAAACTGATAAAACATCGCTCCAGCACCAACCCAACCGATAGCAGGCCTCCAGCCAGCAACAAACATATTCTGGTTAGCTGCTTCGACCTTGTTAACTTCCATCTGACCGAGGTCTATTGCTTGGTCGATACGCTTGGCTTCTAGCTCAAGCTCCATGCGCTCTTTGTCGGATGTGTGCAGGTCTCCTATGACTTTCCCAACCGAATCAACGATGGAAGAGATTCCGAGCAGGTTCATAGCTTGAGCGTCCTGTTGATCCAACCTAACATGAACTTCATCTGGCTTCTATCTCGCGTCACGATGTCACGATACCTAGCGATCTTTGCTAGCGCGTAATAAGCCACAAATAGCTCTGGATTAGCTTGGTTGAGTGCTGATATGGTCTTGGGCCCGATAACGCCGTCTGGGGCTGTTTTAACGCATATCTGGGCAAGTTTGATAGATACCGGAACGCCAGCATTGACAGCAAAGTTAAAGAGAGACGAGGCTATAACGTCATGCGTTAAATCATCGCCTTTGATCTTGTTCCAGAAGTTCTCTTTATAGAAGTCTCGGACTAACTGCGTTGGAGGTGTTTCCTGGTAGTCAATGTGATTCCAACCCTCCCACTTTGGGTGCATCTTGCGAGCAATACCCGCGTAGGTCTGACCGCCTCGGTCTCCCTGAACTTCATGAAGGACGTATCCTCCTTCGTCCTCCATCATCTTGTCAAACGCTTGTTCAAAGTTAGCCAACGGCTTGACCTCTAAAGTATGCAGTTCCCTCGATAACCTCAACGAGTTCTGGAGGCAAGAGTAAACCATCTCTGAAACACAAGACAGCAAAGCCTTGACACCAAGGAACAGGGTTGTCCTCGATGTAAGAGAACTGACTACCATCAGGATCGGCTAACATCCCTGTAGACACACCGTATCTACGTCCTCGATAGTCGCCCCACCCTTTGACTTCTAAAAGATGGGTATGCCCTGAAACCGTAGAGATGCCTGCTTTTAGGGTGTTGTTGTAGCCAGAGTGGATGCCTGAATGTTGGAGTCTATGCTTAATCATGCAGATGTCATTGACCATGACAGACCAACTGACAGACCACTCCGGTAGATGATCCTTGAGCGTTGTTCCTTGGATACCTTTGTATTCAGGAACAGAGCCTGCTAGCTTTCGATCAAAGCGTATGTCGTGGTTGCCTGTAGTCCGGTGTAAGAAAGTACCTAGACCTTTGCAAGCCTTGACGATCTGATCCATGTGCCACTGAACCGCTTCGAGTTCATCGCGTAGACTTGTGACTGGCTCCCAGTCCATAGGGCCGTACTTGGATATGGTTCCGCCATCAAGGATGTCGCCGTTAGCGATGATTGCTTTGGGCTTTAGGGTCTTGATGAGTTTTAAGATGGCATTGAACCCCGCTGAGGGCTCACCAGGCATGAAGTGAGCGTCAGAGAATACGATCACATAACCTTCGGCCTCTAGCGTTGCTCGCCTACGATTCTCTGGTAAGGTAAAACGAGCGTCTTTTGTGGGCAAAAGGATGTTGTATTTTTTCTCGATTGCCCTTCGTCGCTCGTACACATTGCGAAGAGTAAGACCTATGCGGTCTGAAATCTTAGTTGGGCTACCTAGTTCTTTCCAGACCCTGATGAACTCTTCATCTTCTGACTTTTTACGCACCGCCAAGCTCCGCGCTCTATGCTCTGGATCATCTTTCGCGGGATGACTAGAGACTGAGCAATTGAGTCGTCAGTCAATGACTGACAAATTTTCACGCCCTGCTTGGTCTCTGCTAACAAGAATCCTACAGAAACAACAAGCGGAACCTGAAATTCCCTGGCTTTCTCTGGGCTATCACCCCAACCCAGAGTGTCGTGGCAGGCATCTTCCCAAACTACTTTAACTATTGGAAGATTGTGCTTCATTCTTCTTATCTTTTATGGCATGGAACCATTTCCAGACAAGCCAGCCGGACTGTAACACAATATAGAGCAAGGTAGCAACTGCTACCCATTCGTTTAGTGTCAGACCGCCAACAGTAACAGCGGTTGTTATGGCTACAGGAGGAGCGGCTTTTGCAACTTCTGTAAGTACATCTGACTTCTGTTCCGGAGACATGACGACCTCACACAGCGACTTTACGAATAGCTCTTACGATTAAGGATTGGGTTTTAGCGTTATTGAACTGACCGCCGTCTAAGAAGTCAATTCTAGTGGCTGTTGTAAGACCAGCGCCAGGATTGGTGCTAGACCAAGTTCTCAAGTTAGTAGCAAATGCTTCTGAATTGCCAGATTGGAATGCAGCAACGCTAGTCTGTGCTGGTGTTCCTGTCGTGTAGTTAGAACCTCTAGAAGGCACTGAATAGGAGTTTGTACCGTAGGAAGTGCTATTAGACTGTGTGGTTGGCTTTAGGTTGTAGTAACAGATTTCTAGCTCATAAAGAGCAGGTAGATACCAGTCAGAGTAACCGTTGATCGTTAGTGCAGCGCACCATTGGGCAGCAGGATAAGTTGCCGAGTCTAGTTCTGCTGTGTTCGTTGCTCCATCGTAAGTCGATAAGCCTAACGAATCAGACGTATCCGATGTCTTGTAGTTAATACTGCTGTTTTGACCAGAGGCTTTAGGGGAGACTAAGAGATAGTAAGTGTTGCCACCAAAAGCTATCTGCCCTGCGTAGTAACCACCCTCCCAAAACTCACCAATGGCTGTTGGGCCTTGCGTCCTTGTGCCAATACCAAATGATCCAAATCCTTGGGCAGAAGAACTACCTAGTGCCTGGATGATAGGCATTATGCGAACCTAGTCTGTGAAGCCAAGACCGTGAACGTAGCTGATCCTGTCTTGATGATGGAGTAGGAATACACATCAATCGAACTAGCGTTACCCGCAGTAGGAGCAGTACCACCTAGCCACTTAGGAGTTACTGACGAACCATCAACCTGTACAGCAGAGTTGTAGTAAGCAGTGCCTCCATTCGTCACTAGAAAGGCGCAGGTTAAGACTTCGCCTGTAGCCATTGCCGTATTCAATGAAGTACCCGAAGAGGCTCTAAAGTTGACTGTGAAGTTCCCAGAGGCATTCGTTGTGTAGTACAGGACACCCTGAGTTGTTGTGTCAAAGTTGATCGTACCTGTTGCTGCTGTTGCTGAGACTGTGATGGTCTCAACCACACCTTGTAGCTTTGCACCGATCTGAGACGAGGTGGATGCTAGTGCTAACTGTTTAGCAAAGGTTGCTGCCTGTGAAGCAGAGATGGTAAGTGCTGTCGTACCTGCTGTCTTGATCTCTAGAATGTCTGTGTTGTCAGACGTAATCGAGGTTCCAGCGGTAGCAGCATTGAGGACGTTAGCCATTGTTTACCTCAACCCAGTTTACGGTTGACTCATCCCAGTTGTACATCTTTCCGTCTGTAGGCATCGCTACTGGTGCCTCCCACTGTGCGTTAGCGTTAAGCAACCAACTAGCAAAAGGCTTGGGCATTTACAACTCCTTTATTTGCAAATTCTCCGTGCAACATGCTTCTTGCAAGATCAATGAATTCCTCTGCCAAATCTTTCGTTTTGAATTGGCCTAGTGTTCTGCGCCTATTGTTAATACCTATTTGTGCGACCCAGCCATTTTTAGGCCGACACCAATAAACACCCTTTACTCCAGAAGTATTGTTTTTGTATATTTTTTGATTGCATTTGTTTTCCGATAGCGTCGCAGCCCTTAAATTGCTTGGTTTGTTGTTCAAACCATTACCATCAATATGGTCTATTAATTCGGGGCAAAAACCATGTGTCATAAAAAAAATAATACGATGTACGGCGTATCTTTGTTTGTCAATTTTTACCCATCGGTAACCATTTTTTTGCGTACCAGCTTCAACGCCAGCGGGATTCATTTTCCTTTTTATCTTGTTGAATAAAACGCCTTCTCGCAGCACAAAAAGGCTATTTAATTTTTCAATATTAGGTAGGGGTAATGGTTTAGATCGCATTGATTTCAATCCAAGATATAGACCCTTCATTCCATGCGTACATCTTTCCATCTTGCGGCATGGTAATAGGGGCTTGCCATTGACAGGTATTCTCATCTAAGACCCATGAAGGGTACGGCTTTACAGGAATAAAAGCATCCCGCGCTGCGTCGTAGGTATAACCAATACCTGCGTAGTTCTTACGCATGTTTCCGTTGTAGCTTGTCTGCTTCCAAGTACCACCTAAAATTTTCTCTAGGTGTGCAGCGCCGATATGCTCCTTCTCAACGCCAGAAGCATCACTGGTGTCTTTGTTATCGACCACCACCACCTGAGTGACGATGTTGTTTTCGTCTAGCTTGCAAAAGTGAGCCATCTACGCCTCCAGCTTTAATCCAGTTAAATCCATTTCTTCCCCGACAACACCGACTGGGAAGGTGTTAAACGATAGTGAAATCCGAGTGTCATCGCCTTTGACTTCGGGAACCATGTGCGTCAGTGACGATGGGAATAGAATCAGCTTGCCGACAGTCGCTTCAAACCACCAGCTTTCAGAGTTGTAAGGGTTCCATGTTTCAGGAGGAAACTTGATCTGCTGCCAGCCATCACGGTAGAAGTAAATCCTGTCATCAGCGTTAGTCTGTACATAGAACACCCCTGAGATGTAGCTATTAGGATGTGCGTGTTTGTGATGGTATTGCCCAGGTTCTGAGTAATTACACCAGCTTTGGGTGACTCTCAGGCTTACGTTGTGCTTGGGATTGACTGTGCTTTTGAAGTAATCCGATACCGCATCTTCGATAAATGAACGAAGGCTTGTCAGCGCAGGGTTACGCAGTACGAAGTTATCTGTACTTGTGGTGTTACCCATGTTAGGTCTTGTCTCAAGCTCACGGATGAAGAACAACTCCTCATCGCTTAAGGGTCTGCCAAGCTCTGCAAAGCCTACAGGCGTAGGAAACAGATTATGCAATTGCATCTTCGATTTCCTTTTGCCTGATACCCATTTCCTCTAGTTGCTCTGGTAGCCAAATCGTAGGGATCATTTCTTCAAACTCTTTGATCTTGTCCATAACCCAATAGACTTCTTCTATGCTTGGGCATGGTCTAGGATCGTCCCATCTCGTAAAGACGTTGTTACTGATTTCCCACTTTGCACCTGGACGTAGTAGGTGCATTGCTGTGTCAATCCCCAGAAACCTAAATACCTTAGTTGTCATAGACCCTCTTATTGATTTATTTTTATGATAACGATACCGGAGCCGCCTGTTGTACCTGATGCCCCTAAAGCTGCACCTCCACCACCACCGCCAGTGTTTGCTGTCCCAGGCGATGCAGCCCCAGACGAATTGCCACCGTTACCGCCACCACCTTTGTCTGCCGTTGTTGATGTACCACCACCAAGTCCTGCTGTACCTGCCGTTCTTGTATCGCAACCGCCCCCGCCGCCGCCAGAATAACTAACACTAGAACCTGAAATTGATGATGTTTGAGCGATTCCTCCATTACCGCCAGCTAGTGGAGATATTGTTGCGTTTGCACCTGCGCCACCAGCGCCTCCTCCACCGCCGCCTTCACGCTGCTGATCTGTTCCAACGGCTGCGTTACCCCCGTTATAACCTTGTCTAGTCCCTGAAATAAACGGCGAACCTGGATAAAGCCCAGAACCGCCTGTTCCACCGCCACCGTTTGCATTACCACCTCCCCCAGAACCACCATTTGAACCAGCATAAGGAGACGTACCAGTACCACCGCCGCCACCACCAAAAGCGTTAATACCGCTTAAAGCACCAGTAATAGTTGTACTAGAAACAGTTTGGCTTACATTTACTGTGTATGTTCCCGCCCCACCCGTTCCTGTACCGTAACCAGTAATAATTGTTCCGGATGTAACACCAGTACCTGACAAAGCCATACCAGCATAAAACACATTGGTTACTGTCCCACCAACTGTAAGTGTTGTTCCTGATATAGAAGAAGCTGTTCCAGATGCGTTTGAAATAGACGGATCATTGCTTATAGGAGACCCATAAAACGAAGAGTTACAACCTGTAACACCAACCCCGCCACCGCCACCAACTACAATAGTGTAGTCATTACCAGCAGTAACAGCTTGCGACGATCCTGACACAAAACCACCGGCCCCACCTCCGCCTCCCAAACTAGGCCCACCACCCCCGCCACCAGCAACCACAAGATAGTCAACGCTGGTCACACCTGTCGGGCATTTCCAAGTGGTAGTGCCTTTGAACGTAAATACGGTTTGTGATGGTACGGTGTACTTGAGGATAACAATGCCGGAGCCTCCTGTGCCGCCTGAGTAAGCGCCGTTACCTGAAGCACCACCCCCTCCGCCTGTATTAGCTGTACCAGGGGAACCAGCAGATGATGTTGCTCCTCCATTTCCGCCACCACCAGAGCCACCAGAGCCAGGAGTTCCTCCGCTTGCATTGGTTGTACCACCACCGCCACCAGCGTAAGTAACGGATGTACCTGTAATAGATGAAGCCGTTCCAGTACCACCGCTACCAGCATTGTAAGGAGAAGATGTTTGCACGTTTCCGCCTGCTGCTCCTGCCCCTCCACCGCCGCCACCGCCGCCAAAAGTTCCTGGTATCCCGTAACCAGCCCCGCCATTATTTCCTTGTGATGGAGATGTGCTTGGCGTATTTCCAGAACCTCCAGGCCCAGTACCAGTAGTTGCAGAACCCCCGCCACCAGAACCACCAGAACCGCCTGTAAATGTACCCGCTCCGCCAGTACCATTACCACCACCAGCGGATGTTATTGTTGAAAAAATAGAATTTGATCCTGCGACCCCATTCCCACCGCTAACCGTTCTACCTGCTCCGCCACCGCCAATAGTAATGGTGTAATTGCCGTTGCCATCGCCGCCTGTAGTAGAAACAGCCAAGCCAGTTCCGGTTCTAAAGCCACCTGCACCACCACCGCTTGCCCACTCGCTACCACCCCCACCCCCACCAGCCACAACCAAATACTCAACACTAGTAACACCAGCAGGGCATGTCCATGTACTCGTAGCGGTAAAGGTTTGGACGATTGTGTAGGTGCTTCCGCCACCGCCGCCACCAGAAAAGGCAGCGGCAATCATTGCCGATAATGCGCCAGCCATTAGGTTACTCCCGCACCAGAAACATACCAAGTATCGGTTGCAGTCTTAAGGCATGTTGCTAAACCTTTTGTTGCTACCGTCCTATTGCCTGTTGCTCCGTTAGCTAACTGGAACGTAACACCAGCACCAGAGATCGTCAGATTGCCTGAGTTGTCATTCACTACAAGAATCGTTGTACCTACAGGAAGCGCTACAGAAGCATTTGTAGGCACTGTTAGCGTGGCTGTAGAGCCTCCAGTAAAGATCACATGCTTACCAGAGTCTGTAAGTACCAACGTATAAGCAGAAGAGCCACCAGAGGTCTGTGGCGCAGTCCTAAAGCCTACCGAGTTAGTACCATCTACCGTACAGTTACTAAGTGTTCCTGATGTCGGTGTGCCTAAGATCGGTGTTACTAGGGTTGGTGTATTAGCAAATACGTTAGCACCAGTTCCAGTCTCATCCGTTAGCGCAGCAGCCAAGTTAGCAGACGAAGGTGTTGCTAAGAATGTAGCTACGTTAGCAGCTAATCCTGAGATACCTGTGCTTACTGGTAAGCCTGTACAGTTTGTTAACGTACCTGACGATGGCGTACCTAGCGCACCACCTGAACTCAGGCCCGTGGCAAACGATAAGTTACCGGAACCGTCTGTAGACAGAAACTGTCCAGCAGTACCATCTGTTCCTGGTATCGTAAACGTTGTATTAGATGAGGTGTTTGCAGATTGGACGGTTGTAGTCCCCGTTCCAGATGCGTTACCCTGAAGTTTGATTTTGCTCATAG